CCAGAAGAATATAATTCCATGCGGTCTAAATACTCTGGCGGATTGACACCAGAAAAAAGGCGTGAACTTGCACTACAATCTTCATTATTTATGAAAGGAACAATTAAGAAAAATTCCGATACATTTCGTGCTTGGTTTAAATTTAAACGTGCAGATGGAATTAAAATATCAAAAGAAGATTTGGAACTCATTAAAGGTTTTGAGACAAGAACGGAAATAAAAAGAAAATTCAGAACTGCGGGAATCTGTGCCGATATTTGGGGTGACGGATATTTACTCATAAAATTCTTTGAACCGAATAATAATGGTGATAAAAAATTAGAACAAGAAGTTCCAGATAAATCAATTCCATTGGATTTAATACTTTTAAATTCAGAAAATATTACAGAATACAGACCAATAAACCCAGGTGAAAAACAATATTATTATCATTACTTTAATGCTAAAAAATCTGAGGATAAGTGGATACACCCAGACAGAATCATGCATTTTAAAACAGTCGATTTACCATTTGATTATTTCGGTGTATCAAAGGTAGATATATTACGAAATATTCTTATTTCCAGTGCTGATATCGATATAGCAACTGGTGAAATATTAAAATGGTTCTCTCACGGAACGCAAGTATTAACAAAACAGGGAATGCAGAAGAATGAAAGAACAAAAGCCCTGGCGTTACTAAAAGAACATCCAAATTATTTCGCATTCTCAGAAAAATATCATCTTGATGTCACAAATCCCGCAGCGATAGACCCAACACCATATTATGAACATATTTCCGAGGCAATTGCTGCTGCCTTAATCATACCAAGGCAAGTTCTACTAGGTGTTGAAATTGGGCGTGTTACTGGTGCAGAAATAGGATTTGCTGACTACTATAGAGATATAAAAGACAATCAAGAATTGGTATATACGCCACATATATTACGTTTGTATAAGTTACTTGCTGATGCAAATGAAAGGGATTTCAGTAAATTTGAAATTGAATGGGAAATTACATATATTGATGAAATGGCAGAAGCGGAACTATTAGGAAAACGAACTGCTGCTGCGGTAAATGCAAGAAGTTCAAATCCACCGTTGATATCAGTGCGGGAGGCAAGACGGATGATAAATGAGGGTGGTGTTGAATTAGACCCAGATTATGAGCCAGAGGAAAAACCAATTCAAAGTGATGAAGTTCCTCCACGAAAGAATCCATCTGAACCACAAAGACCAGAGCCACCGAGTAGATTAGTAAAACCAGTGGTTAGGGCAATGACAAACGATGAGATGGAAATGATTAAGGCATTAAATGATTTACGTGACTTACAAGCAAAGAAAGAAAAAGAACTCGGTAAGGAAATTCTCGAGGAACAGGAAAAGTTATAAAATGGTATTTATTACAGTCGATGGTGCGGATGAATTAATTGAGTTTCTCAAAGAAATCACAAGTGAGAAAAAGGCAGACCAAGTGCTGCAAAAACTCGCAGAAAAAACCGCAACCAAAGCATTCGAATTAGCACCAGAAGATACTGGTGTTATGGAAAATGACATCCGAGTTGAAAAAGACAGTGAGGGATACAAAGTTGTTTGTGACCCAAGAAATTCATCTGGAAAAGATTATGCAATTTACAATGAATTTGGAACTTATAAAATGCCAGTTGGAACAGAAGAAAACCCATTGGCAATTACTAGCACAAGCGGTAAGGGTGCATATAGACCATTCATGCGACCTGCTGCATATCAAACATTAGACGAATTAGATGAAATTATAAATTCAGTTTTCTTTGGTAAAGTAATAGGAAAAAGTGGATAAATCTCAAGGAGAAAATGAAAAATATGCAAGGCATAATGTTGTGTAGACAACCAGGCAAGTGTTGCCCAGTATTTAAGAAAGAAGGCAGAAAATATTCAATAAGCGACAAAGGACAAGAAATATTCTTCACAAAAGAGCAATTACATGCTCTTTACGATGTTATACAAAATGTGGTGAAATAAATGAGCAACAAAAATCAAAACAAGAGTAAACCAAAGTGTGCCGATTCACCCGCAGTTGCACCATCACCCGCAGATATAACGCCACTTTCACAATACGATGGGCAAAGACTTCAGGAAATGGTCGATTTGAATAATACTTATGGTTCATTAGTTAAACAAAAATCTCAATATGATGCTGCGATTAAAATGTTGAAAATTAGGCGTGAACAAGTATCAAAAGGAGAAATCTCATTGCCAGTTATGATTCAGATATCTCGAGCAATATCACACGCTGAATCAAATAAAGATAAAGTTTTGAAACACTTCGATGAAGAAATAAAAGGATTGGAAGTGGCAAAACAGGGAATAGTTGGAACTCTCGAACATCGAAGGGATGAATACATAGAATGTGTTATCCGTGTTTCCACGCTATTGAGTGAAAAAGTTAAGGATTACCAAATTAAAAATGTCTCTGGTGTTAGAACCGTGAATAAAGACATAGAGGATGCTGAAAAGAAATCGTTGGAAGCGGAACTCGAATCTGTATTAAAAACTGAAAAGGCGTAAATATGCACATAGGGGAATCTGAGCCGAACAAGAGAATCATAAAATGGGGTGTGTGGCTACTCCGTAAAAAGTTAGGAGAACAGGCGAATGCTAAAGCCATACACGATGATATGATTAACTGTGGAAATCTTGGAATACGATACATCGCTAATTTGAATATGGAAACCGCAGAATTTGTAAAATGCGACCATCAAAAAATAATACAACTTGAATTAGTTGAATTATTCCTATGGTTCGTTTACAAAGACACCGCATGGCGTGACCAATTTTTCTACATTCTCGATGAACTGTTAAAAGACGCAGATAATGTTCGTGCATTGATTAAACCATACGTTAAACAACCAAAAGATTGGCATGTTAATGTGTGGACAGATTCTAGGGGTATGACAGAAAAAGATGTAGCAGATGGTAAAATTCCACAAGGAACTGTATCTATGGCGGAATCAGTCCATGTTAAAACGATTCAACAGCAGAGATTATCCGAGATTGCAACAAGAAGTGTGAGAAATCAAAGAAAGTGATTATTATGCCATCAATTGAAAAAGGTGAAAGTGAAGAATCTTACGTTAAAAGGTGTATTCCCATGCGGATAGCAGAAGGAAATTCTCCAGAACAGGCAGAAGCAGCGTGTCATGGTATGTATAAACAACATAAGGAAAAGGGAACACAATATACAGGAAAACAATTGGAATTTAATTTCACCTTTCAATTACAAATATTAGATAATAATCAAGTATTGAATACTGAAACAAAATCAAACAAGATGAAAGAAACAGATGAGTGGGTAACACTACGAGCAACCGCAGTAATTGGAAATCGAATGATGAATGGTTATTTCATGTCATACTCAGAACTTAAAAAATCATTGGACCAATGGAACGGCACATTACACGATATTAGTCACCTTGGAACTTCATATCCTGACAATACACCACCGTTTAAACGAGAGAATCTTGATTATATTATAGGTTATCAAAGTAACTCAGAAGCGAATGATAAAACAAAAGAAATCACAATGGATGTAAACATATATAAAAAATCAGAAAAATATAAATCATGGAGGTCTTTTATCGACATATGCGAAAAAGCAAATAAAACACCAAATGTTAGTGTAGCCCTTAATGCAACACCAAAAGCAATCAATGTTAGTGAATTAAATCAAACAGACAGAGAGGACTATGGTTTTAAGGGAGATGAAACAATAATATCTCTATGCGATATCATGCCGAAGGCGTTAACAACCTGCATAAAAGGTGCGTGTGATGATAAGAGAGGTTGTGGACTTGCGAATAACAACTCTGTTATAGAACAGACATGCGAAAACTGTAAAAATTGTAATTGCGGAAATGAGAAACCTTCCGTTGGCGGTGCTGACGAGAAGATGAGTGATGAGGATGCTAAGAAATTAGCAGAATTAAAAAAACAAATTAATATATTGAAGGAGGAAAAATAATGAGTGATGAATTGAAAAATGCAGAGGCAGAGTTAGAAGCCCTGCAAAAACAAAAGGCAGATAGATTGAAGGCAGAAGCCGATGGTCTACGGAAAGAACAAGCGGAAATTGACCGTGTAAAAATGGAAATGACAGCGAAGAAAGAACGGGATTCTCTGAAACAGGAGATTATCGAGGCAATCGGTAAAAATCAACCCAATGGAATTGAACTAGCACCTGCGACAAAGAAACCGAAATCAGACCTTAGCACTTTCAGAAGTAAATACCTGAAGAACCACAAATACGTTCCTATCGAATACGGTAGCGTTGAGTGGGTTACTGGTGGATATGATTTCATTGATTCCGATTCAGGTTGTGACAACGATGTTTCAGATTGGACACCAAATGAGACATTTGCTGACATGATTTGGGGTGCATTTTACTGCAAAGGGCAATTAGCGGGTAAAGTGACAGTCCGTGGCGTAGATTTCACAAGAGGAAAAGGAGACACTGTTTCCATCCGTATTCGTGGAAAACGAACAGCACAAGGACCACTCGGACCATGTGAGTGTCTCAGTTGTGTGTCAAGTTCATTCACAAAAGTAAGTTTACACCTGGATTCATACGGTGACCTTGCTGAGATTTGTGAACTAGACTTACAATTCGCAGGAGATGTTGTAAAGGATGGTATTCTTGAGGATATGTCCGATGCTCTCGCTGAACAGGTTGACACTGAAATCTGGAGTCAATTGATTACATCTGGTGCTGCACACGTTCACTTAGACGAGTGCTGCTCTGGACCTTCTCTCGATAGTTGTTGCTTCCAAGCAATCGGATTATACAATCTGATTATCACGCAAGAGGCAGACATGCGATACAATGGATACAGACCAGATAAGATTATTCTTGGACCTCAACTCGCTGCATACTTCAAATACCAACAGGCGAACAGTCAACAGGGATTCCAAGTTTCATTCGATGGAAATAAACTTTCCAAGATTGGAAGCATGGATGTAATTGAATACAACTGTGCAACTGTCTGTTCAACTGTTACCAATACTACAGTAGCGGTAATTCTCGATTCAAGTCGAGCAGTTGGAGAAGGATGGGGTATGAAACCGAAGATGGAACAGGACCGAAATATCGATTGTGATTCAACCACTGTGGCAATCCACATGTATGTTGGTATCGATGAACTCGACACTGGTGCTATTCGGTTAATACGAACACCTGACGCATGTTAAAGGGATTAAAATCCCTTTTCTTATTCTTTAGAATAGGAGGATAACTATGGCAAGAGATGATTTCCCCGAAATGCCAGGAAATATTCCAGATGGATATGTTCCATTCTTTATGAGAGAGGATGGACCTGGTGATTGGTGGAACTACGATAATACATCTAACTTTTGGTGTTGCGATTCTGGCGGAATAAACATGCAATGGTGGTTTTACCTTGACATGTGGTTTTTGCTTTGGATGTTCATGGAATACGGTGACTTTTCATGTCCGATAGATGCGGAATCATCGTTTTATATCTGGGATGAATGTTACGATAATGTTCTATTCACATTTGACTATTCGGTAGTTACAGATGATTATTCTGGTGAATCGATAATGACTGGTTCTGAATACAAAGAGATGGCACTTAGAATAGAAGCAAATGATGAATTTGGAAGTCATGCACCTTACATTTGGATGCAGCATTCACATGGTATGACATTTGGAACACAAGACGATGAGGAAAATGAAATAAGATTTTTCACATCAGATACAACTGTTAACTTAGACCCAGGTGATGGATACTATTTCTGTTTTGGAATAAATTCATCTCCAACTCCAGGAATACAAGATTCAATCATAAGTTCAACTGGAATGAGTGACCCAACATCATTCGATAGAAACATTTTCTTAAAACCATCAGAATATGGTAAAGTTAAATTCGGTTTCTATGAAACAGTGCAATCACCAACAATAACAGGATACATAAAAATAGTGACAGCAGATGGTAAGGTTAGAAAACTAGCGGTAATTGACGACCAAGATGAATACCAAGAACCGTATGACCCAGTATAGAGGGAATACCCCTCTCTTTAATCTTTAATGGAATACACCAAAGTTCGAGTCTTTGGGGAGATATATGCAAGAAAAAAATTGGGATATTAAAACTCCATCAGAGTTTATTTGCACAGATAACCACTACTTGATAAGAGGAATAAAATATGCAAGAGTGACACGAATAAACAGCATTATAGATAAACCAGAACTTCGTGCTTGGTATGCCAAAACTGGTGCAACGAAAGCGAAGGAAATATTAAAAACACGTTCAGGTTTTGGTTCAACAGTTCATAAATTAATTGAAGTAACATTAAAAGGTGAGAAACTTTCTGATAATTATGATTCATTTTTACTTGATAGCATGACAGTATTTGGGAAGTGGCTCGGATTGCACAAAATAGAAACACAAGCACTCGAACAACACTTGTGGAGTGAAACATACCGATATGCGGGAACTTGTGATTTTATTGGCTTATTCGATGGAAAGATTTACATATTAGATTGGAAAACATCTCGTGGAATATATGACGAATACTGGTTGCAGATGGCAGCATATGTTCAGGCATTCTACGAGCAAACTGGAATAAAAGTAGAAGGTGTTGGCATCCTTCAAATTAGAGATGGTGAGTATAATTTTGTTACTAAGACTTATGATGAAATAATGCAAGAATATTTTCCAGTGTTTCTTGCAGCACAAACAATATATATCTGGAAGTATGGTGATTCACTATGAAGAATTATTCAGTAACTCAACCTAAAGAATACGGAATATATTCACTTGGAGATAATGTATATACAGAAATATATATAAAAAATAAAGTTGGTGTTCTTGATGACCCAAGTTCCGTGTCAATTTCAATTACTTGTCCACATGGAACTGCTTTGGTGACAAATGCATCAATGCCAACTTCCGCAACTGGTATTTATTATTATGATTATTCAATTCCAACTGATACATGTTATGGAATATATAAAATAAAGATTGATACATATACGGCAGATTCACGGACTTACTTTAATTTCGTTGTATTTCCTTGGGATGTTGTATCACGAATACGTGAATTATCTGGTGCATTTCAACAGAGTGATATGTCTGATTATAAACTTTCAATAATCGCATGGAATGCATATGAAGAAACACTCCGAGAAATATATGAATTATATACAAATGAAAGTCCATTATCTGACCCAACATCGTGTTTATATTTAGATGGTGTAAACACACACTTCCAGTTAAGAAATTACCCGATAGCGGATGTTGGTGGTGACGAGATAGTTGCAGGTAATGATGATGCTACAATACACGAATCTGATTTAGACTTTTATTATAATGATTCAATTGGAGATATGTATAGTGGAATCATACGAGTTGTGGATGCAAAATCTGGAATAGTGGCATTGACAGACTTATCTGGAAACCCACTTCCATCTGATACAAAAGCATTAAAAATAACATATTACACTGAATCACCAACATATAACCAAGCACTTATGCGTGAAGCAGTTGCATATCTTGCTGCACATAAGGCATTAATTGCTTTTAAGAGTTTAGATAAAGCAACCCTTGCTGATTTACAGTCTAATCGTGCAAACGAAAGTCAACGATTCTTAAAACGATATGAGGATTTGGTAGAACAGATAGGATTCCCAATGATTGGTTCAGGTGACTAATGACATTTGATTCATTCGACCCACGTGATGCATTACGCACAATTATAACAACTGCTGCTGATTTATTTCAAACTGGAACAGACCAAAGAATAATAACAGTGGTTGACCTAAAGGGAAATATATATAGAATACCAATTTATTTAACTGAACAGTCAAAATCTGATGTATTACCTCCACTTCCATTCGTTGAATTTGGATTGATACATGAAAGTGCAGCACCACAAGATATAGGTGCAAAAACTAGAAAGCATGAAGCAGTTATTGATGTTCACGTATATTGGCAAAAGAACGATGATATAGAACAAGATAAATTTGGAAAACTAATATCAGATAAATTATGTGATATAATTAGGATAAATCAATGTGGAACTGTTCCGAACACGCATTTCATAAATGTTACAAACACTGGTCGTGTTCTTACAGAAAACTATGCAAGGCAAGTTGTATACCATAGAGTAATGGAAGTCTACGTGCTTTGGTATGACAGACCTTAGAATAAAAAAAGAAATTGAAGGAGGAAAAACAAATGGAAGAATTTAATAAAGAAAAAATTGTAGCAATAGGAAAACTACACATTGAAGTTTTCGGTCCTGATGGTGATTTAAAAGATGAACGATTCGTTCACAATACCATCATGGCAGTTGGAGATGCCCACATCGCTAAGAAAATGACAGGAACGAGTGAGGTTTCAATGGGATATATGGCGGTTGGAACATCCGATGCAAATGACAACTCTGCTCAAACAACTCTCGGTGCAGAAACAGATAGAAACGCCCTGACAAGTAGAACACAAGGTGGTGGTGGAGATGACAACGATGTTATCTATATCGGAGATTGGGCAGCAGGTGACGCTACCGCAACTTTAAAAGAAGCGGGTATATTTAACGATGTTGCTGCGGGAACAATGTTGTGTCGTTCAGTTTTTGCAGGTATTGTTAAGGGTGCTGCTGATACACTGAAAATCACTTGGACAATCACATACGGTGCTTCGTAATCGAATTAAAATAAGGAGGAAAAATAATGACGAATTTAGGACTACCCTTTCAGGGTGAAATACGGTATTATGTAGAAACCTCATATGGTGTTGGTTCAGTTCCCACACATGCGGGATTGCCAATTTCCATTAAGGTTCTTGATGCTAAAATAAGTGTTGCTGATAAACACAAAGGACTCCGTGGAATAGATGCACCAGAACTATGCTATCTTCTGGAACAATGCGATGACTTCTCATTTCACCTAGAGTATATTCCACAGTGTGGAGATACTTTATTTGAAGATGCAGTTATTCGTGATGGTGCAACTTGTGCGTTAACATCAGTCGCTTTCTATTTAACGACCAATACGTGTATAAGTCCAACTGGAACAGATGCAACAGCATACTGGATAAAAGGTGCGGTAAATAAATCATGTAAAGTTTCATCGAGTATCAATAATGAATATATATATGTTATGGATTTCGATGTAAAGAGTGTAGTTACCGATTCATCGCCAACTGGTGCTATACCTGCTGCATTAGCGGGTGCTATCTGTGCATTCAACGTTGCAGGTTCAATTAAAGCGGATGGAAATGACCTCGCTTACATCACAAATTCAATTGATTTCACAATTGATAACGGAACAAAGAGTTACTTCGACCACGATTCACTTGATAAACAATATGCATTTGCGGGTGAATTGAACATATCAGGGTCTTGTGATATCTCATTGAATGAAGGTGGTGGTAAACACTTCTCCGATGTCTTAAATCAAAATGATTTTGATTTAGTGATAGCACTTGGTAGCACAGGATGTCCAGAAATAACATTGGAAAACTGTAAATGGAAAAACAGTGAAATTGATGTGAATATCTCTGGGGATATAATGAAGGAGAACGCACCGTTCACTGGAAAGACTATATCATACGCAACGGTATAAGGAGTGAGGGGATAAAACCCCTCTTAACATTCTTTCGTGGGAATAGACCCGTTCAACTCGGGGGAAGAATATGAGGTAAACCATGAAACAATATAGTTTAAAATTTGTTAATGAAGGAAAGTCCTTCGAAATGCCAGTGTGGACTGTGGCAAAACACGAACTACTTTTGGAAATGATGTTACCTTTAGATGAAAAATTGAGACTAAAGGTTATCAAACAATCCGATTATGACAAAATGCATAGACTACAAATGATTCTATTATCTTTGCATGACATAGATTTAAAAGTGACTGAAAATGATTTGAAATCAATGCACCCAGACGATTTCATAGACCTGTGGGTTGCAGTTTATAATTCTGGAAAATCTGGAATAGAAGTGAACAATCAGGATTTTCAGAAAGGGGCATAGAACCCCCAGATTTGACAGTTGAAGAACAATTAAAAAATTTGATTGAATGGCGATATAAAGTATATTTAACGGTTGGTAATATGTCTGATATATTACATATGTCATTTAGAGATTTCAAGGGTGTCATAAACCAAATGATATATGAAAATAAACCGTCAAATCAGAGAATGAAAAAACTATCAACACAACAGAAAAAAATGATTGCGGACAAGATTGCACAAAAAGGGTGATTTAATGGCAGATGTAGTTAAAAGTGTAACAGTAAAATATTCTCAAACTGGTATGGCAGAAATGTCAAGACAAGTGGAAAGTTACACTGGTAAAGTTAGAACGATGACAAGTCAAACACAAAATGCTGATGGTGTCTGGACAACAATGAAAACAACACAATACGCAGCAGCATCATCAACAAGTAAACTAGGAACTGCCTTAAATAGCACCATGATGAGATTCATTGGATTGAATGCAGTAATCAGTATGGGAACACAGGCATATCAAGAATTAAGACAATTCATAGATGAAAGTGTCCAATCATTTCGTTCATTTGAAATGCAAATGGCAGAAGTTAGTTCAATTTTAGATTCAACAACTCGTGATACATTACCATCGTTGGAAGTTGGTATCACACAATTATCTGTTAGATTTGGAAAATCTGTTGGTGATATGACAAAAGGATTATATGACATAGTATCCGCAGCATTCGATGTTAATGATGCAATAGGATTATTGGAAGTAGCAACAAAGGCAGCAATAGCAGGTGTTACAACAACAACGAGTGCGGTCAATACACTCACTGGTGTTTTAAATGCTTATGGTTTATCTGCTGCACATGCGGGTGAAGTATCTGATAAATTATTTCAATCGGTTATCCGTGGTGTTTTTACGTTTAAAGATTTAGAAGGTTCACTTGGTTATGTCACACCAATAGCAGCAAATTTAGGAGTTTCAATTGATGAAGCAACTGCTGCAATGTCTGCTGCAACAAGACAAGGACAACACATTGATTCAGTAACCAGAGGTCTTGGTCTTTTAATGCAGGGAATTGCAGACCCAACAAAAGAAGCAGCAGATGCAGCAAGGAAATATGGAATTGACATGTCTGCTACCGCATTAAGAACTGAAGGATTAACTGGTTTTCTAAAACAATTATCTAATGCAACAGAAAAATATGGTATGCAGATTTTACCAAAATTAATTGGGAATATGAGAAGTTTGCGGGTAGCACTCGCATTAACTGGTGACACTGGATTTGCAGGATTCACAGAAGATATGGATTTACTAACAACTGCCACAGGTAGAACAGATGATGCACTCGCAGCGATGATGAATACACAACAACAGATGGCTAATATATTAGAACAATCTATGCAAAAGGTTGAAAGAAGTATCGGTGAAGCGTGGAGTGGCGTTGATATCTGGTGGAAAAAATCACAATTATGGTGGGGAACTTTGTTATCTGGTGGAGATGCAGATAAAGCAGTTAAAGATTTTGATGATGCTGTTTATAAAATTAGACAGGCATATTTAGATAATTTGGTAACTCCGATGGAAAAAGGAGAAAAAACAGTTTTTGAAAAGTTACAATCTGGTATGTCTGCAAATACGGCAGTTCCTTGGAAGGCGATTACTGACTATTCAAAGAATGCGACAGACCTTGAAAAATATAATATACAATTAACAGATGTTGCAGCAGCAGAAACCGCACTACTTCAAGTGAGAAGTGAAGCGGGTAAAGATAAAACAGTTATTCGTGGATTAAATACGCCAGTAACAACTGAAGCAACACTTAAAG